GTAACGACCAGTAACAGGGATTGTAAGTTTTGTAGGGTCGCTGACTGTCCAGCATCCCCACCCGTCTGAATTATCGGCTTGGAAAGAAACATAGGTGTTCGTATCTTTTGTAACTGTAAGGGCGCTAGTTCGGTAAGCAACTGGGGCAAGAGTTCTATCTGCGCCAGCAACCATTCCAATACCCAGTAAGTCAGCGCCATCGTTAAGGAGCCATACTTGGTCGGATGGCTTTGGAGCGTAATCGCTTAAGTATCGAACTGAAGGCAAGGTAAAACCATCCCCTGCTATCTGGACATCCATCGTGCGATTAGCATTGACAGTTATGACTGTGCCTTGGCGTAGCCTGAGTCCAGAGGGTGTTGCCTTAATCTGATTAACGAGGTAACTCAAGTCCATTAGAATCTCCTACTTCTGCCAATGGCGTTCATCGTAGAGGTAGCCGCAAGCGGGATGGAAATTGCATCCAGCATCAAAGTCGCATTGACTCCAGATGGCGAGCGCACAATCTTTACCAAGTCATAAACATCGTGGGCTGGGTTCACAATTTGGTCCCATGTAATTTTCTCAGATGCCCCAATAACCTTTTTCAACTCAGCGCGAGCCGCCTCTACAGCCTCGGCAACGGTCAAGATATTCGGAGAAGATTTGAAGATAGGAACTGAGCCGTAGGTGGTCACATAAGTAGGGCTAGATGGGTTATCGTCAAAAGCCTCACCGATTACACCGATAGTTAGATTTGTTCCCTCACCCGTGTAGACAACATGGTTATAGGACTCATCGCTGGAGAGATTGCGACCTAATTGAGTAAGGACTGAATCTTCGCCATCTGTGTACTCGACTAACGCCTTGCCTAAATCTGGGTCTGGGATTGGTCTCATTCGAGCCGTACCGTTTTCGTCAAAGTACAAATCCATGCCAGCCGACTCAGCAATCTTAAGACATTCTTTCCAAGGGTCAGATGACTGGTCAAGAGAGGGATAGATAATACTTGTGACTTGCCCCGTGGCTGGAAAATCTGTTTTTACATTTGGGTAACGGTCTTTAAGAATTTTGACAATGGCTGTTTCTTTTGGGGTTGCATCGTCAATATAAAAATTGTGGCTTGTCCATTTAGCCTTGGCAACTCGAAGGCTTCTATCTGAGCCTTGGACTGAAATCTTTACACCTTGAGGGCTATCTGAAACTTCAACGGTTGTAAGTTGGAAAACACCTAGAGGAACTAATTCTTCGGTTCCGTCTTGATACTGAATTCCACGGTAAATCTTTACTTCACGGTTATAGGGCAGGAGAACTGAGGAGCGGTTATTGGTTGGAACAAGGGTTCCATCTGCATCTACGAACTCAAGAGAGCATTGCCTACGAACAGAACGGCGACTATCAATCGTTACTTCTCCACCTATCGGGGATACCGTACTTAAGATGTTTCCGTTAGCAGTATCGTAAATCTCTACCTTAATTTTAGATATATGAGACTTTCGAACTGACGAAAGAAATGTGTCAGTTACGGGATACATTATGGAGCGCCTACCTCAAAGTAATTGACCTTGGCGTTGCGGATAAGGTTTCCGATTGGTCCAATTTCTGTCCAAGTTCTATCTACGAAACGAACATACTTTTGACGACCTAGTGGGTCGTGAACATGGAGAATTCCCTGATATGTAAGAACTGGATAAAGATTTTCCCACTCGGTTTCTCCTTGAGTGGTGAACTCGTATGAGCCATCAATTCCATAGATGCTGGTAGCAATAACAATTGTCTTTGATGCACCAAGGGGCTTGAATTGTCCGTATGATTCCACAATCTGTGAATTCAAAGGTTGCTGAACTCTGAGCGAGCGCACCGCAATTGTCGGGCTTTGAATAGCGGTAAAAGACCAAATCTTAGGATTTGTAATCTGGATTGGCTCTGTAGATACATAGCCTGATGAAAGAACAGCCATTAGATTTCAGCCCTCGCCTTCGCACGATAAATTACAGTTGTATCAAGAGGAACTTCATAATCATCCAAGGTGGCAATTTGTGATGCCGATGCCGTTACTGGACTGTTTCGGATTTCTGCAAATGTTGTTCCAGAATTTTCAGAGCGCTCAACTACAAAAGAAAATGTAGTAAATCCGCCTCTTGTCCAGACTGGAGTATCCCCTGCGTGGAAAGCAATCTTGTCCACGAAATGAGTCTCGCCCGAGCCAGCGCTTGCAATCTTTACGATTACTTGGGCATGGGTCGCTGTTGCTGGTGCTGTACCAGATACATTGGACTCATTCCATGCGCTAGATGAATCATTCTCTGCTGTTCCAAAAACTGTTGAGATTGCGGTTCCACTTGTATTAAGCCAGATGATTCCAACAGAGCAAGCGCGAGCCGTGGTTCCAGCCCTGAACTCAGCGGTAGCCGAGAACTTATTGTTAGCCGTTACAGCGAACTTAGTAGCCGTAGTAGTTGATGCCGTCATATCTCCAGCAGAGCCAGAAAGAACTGCTAAGGAGGCGGTACCGCTTGAATACTGGTCTGTACTGCGCGAGATAGAGCAATTCGTAACAGCCGCCCACCCTGTTGTGTTTGTTTCAATAGATGCTTGATTAGCAGAAAGAGCATTTGTACGACCAAAGATTGTTACTGTGACTGCACCTGAAGTTGAATCATAAAAAGCCGATACGGTTGGAGTTGCTGGAGAATCAATTGCGAGAGCAAATTGTGAAAATGCCCAAGCGCTAAAATAATTCACACCGTTAATAAGAGAGGCAACTCGAACATAGGCTCGGTAGGTAGTGCTGTTGGCTAAGTCGCCTTCAAGAGTTTGACCGTTATTTGTGGATGTGATGATTCCAGTACCAATAATCGGAGTGGATGTATCTGGACTAAAAGTTGCCCCGCCGTAAGTCGCCGCATCGAAGATTTTAATTTCGTAGGCAGACTGAGGGCTACCGTCAGAAAATACTGGAGTCCATGTGACTGAAGGGAATGATGTATCGGTAACTGTTCCAGTTGGCGCTGTTACGGTGACTGTAGGGCGTGGAGCAGTCTCAACATCAATGTAAAGCGCATAAAGAGTTGTTCGGTTAGTTGGGTCTGGTGGCAGAACTGCTGAGCCTGTAGCGCCATCCGTAAACTTCACTACTAGATTATCAAGAAGTGTTTGTGTCCAAGTAGCACCATTTGGGGCGCTTGTTAATTTAATACCTAAGTCGAAAGTTGTCGCTGTGACTATGCCCTGCTTTGAGACTGGGATGCCATAAGTAACGGTGCGACCATTGCGGTCTGTAATGACACCGATGCTGAACTGAGCAAGTGAATCTGTCGCTACAGCCGAGATACGAGCGCGAAGATTGATTGAGGTAATTGTTTCATCGGCTGACAAAGTGGTGGTTCCGAACTCAGTCTCGTATGAGGCGGGTACGGTTGTGCTAGTACGAAGAAGAAAAGTTGCATCGCTATCATCTGCTAAAACTGCATGGTCAGAGCCACCTGTACCTGTAAATAGTGTGTCGCCATTCCAGTTAGCATTAGGGCGAAGTGTGTACGAAGCCATTATTTAGCCGCCAATTCCTTAGCCAAGATTGCAAATGTCTGTTCAATCTTATCGGTAATCATCTTGATTTCTTCTTCAGTATTTGCCGCACCCCGAGTATTAACAACAACTTGGAAAGCGCCTTGCTGGATGAACTGATTTGTTCCAGATGTGCGGGTTGCTAATTCAGCCTCGGTTAGACGGTTGAGTTGAGCCTGAGCATTACCAATCAAGCCACCGAACGCCGCATCTGCACCGTACTGACCAATCGCCGCACCTGAGAATGAAATAGCCTTTTGTAGAGAGTTAATCTGCTGGATAGCCTCTGCACCGCCACCAAGAATTGATGCCGCAAGTTGAGCGCCCTTGACTGGTCCAGATTCAATAATGTCTTTGAGAGCGCCTGAATCCAAGCCCATTGCTTGAAGTGTTGCAATTTGTTGAGCGAACTGATTGCTCTTATCAAGGCGCTGGCGCATATTCTCAATGAGAGACTTAGCCTTTGGAACGAATCCATCTGGCAACTCAATGCTCTTTAGACCAGCAAATCCTAGGATTGTGTCTTTAAGGCTATCAGCGAACTCACCTGATGCTTTACGAAGGTCATCAAGGACACCCTTGATTGAATCAATACCCGCTTGCATAGCCTCGCGGATAGCCTTCATACGGTCTGCCGCTTTGAGTGCATCTTCAGCCGCTTTAGTATCATCTACGATGTCGGAGGCTTCATTATATTTTTTCTTTTCTTCAGCCAAAATATCGCCAAAGCCAAGACCTTCTTTGAGGCTGTCTTTAATCTTATTGATAAAGTTACTAATTCCATCGCCTACCGCCGCTGAAAAATCTGTGTTATCTGCAAACTCCATCATTGATGCTGAAAGACCAATAAGGAACTCTCCTGCTTCGTCAGCCTTTGTAGCAATTCCATCAATAAAATTTCCAACAGTTCGAGCAAAGTCAAAATCTTTTACATCTTGGATAGCATCAATCATTGTTCCAACTGCGCCAGATGCTAACTTTGCGCCTGAAACTAAACCGTCTAAAATTGCTTTACCAAAGTTTATTTCTTCGGCATCTTTAATCTTGTCAATGATGCCTCCGAGGGTTTCGGATACTTTTTTTCCACCACTAATAAGCGCATCTATAGCATTTCCAGCAAAATCTTTATCGCTAAACTCTGTAACATTTGCAGAGAATTTCTTTAGGGTGTCTCGTACTCCATCTATCGTAGTTTTGGTTTCAGAGCCAATTGTTGTAACACCATTAACTAATTTTTTGGCTCCAGTCAAAATGCCATCAAACATTTTTTCGCCTAGACCGACCATACCGCTTGCAAAACCTGTTACAACTTTTTCAGTAGCATCTAAACCGCTATTGATTGCTCTTGCAACATCATCGCCAATTTTAGGAATCTTACTAAATAGACTTGCTAACCCTCTTAGCCATCCAGTCATTTTGTCAAAAACCCAACCAAGGAATTTTCCAACTCCTTCAGCAATTTTGTTTAATATGCCGAAGATTCCAACTCCAGCCTGTTCCATGGCTCCAACAATTGCTAGAAATACAGATTTAACTACGCTAAATAATTTGTTAAATATATTTACAACTGTTCCAATTCCGCCTACAAGTTCACCAAAAATATTGATAATCGTACTGATAACAAAACCAATAACTTTAGCGATGGCATTGAATACAGACTGAACTACCTTATAGAGCAAGTTTTGAGAATCAAAGACATTTATGTAGAAATCAATCCAAGTTTTGAACAAAGTCAAAACAAATCTAACCGCCATTAAAATAGATTTAATAACAAAATTAAATACATTTTCAATAACCTGTGCAAAGGTGCCATTTGTTTCCATAAGACTGATAAACGCATCAATAATAAATTTAATTACCTTAAGTTGGAATTGGTAATAAGTAAGAATTACATCAATGATGAACTCAAATACCTTGGCTACAACTTCAGCAACAAAGCCGAGAACGCGTATAAATATTGCAAAGCCTTTTAGTGCGTACCCGATGGCTTTAACAATAAAAGCAAAAGCCTTAATAATAATTTTTAATACAAAGTTAAATACCTTGCCAACGACTGAAGCAAATTGCTCATTTGTAGCCATGAGATAACCTAAAGCGGCGAGAAGGGCAACAATAAGACCGATATAAACCCCAATTGGGTTCATCGCCATAATCATATTAAGTTTTCCTTGTTGGATTGCTAAGAATCCAGTAACGGTTGCCTGTGCGCCCATTAGCGCTGTCTGAATTTTTGTATAAGCATTTAATATAAAAACTTGGGCTAAGTATGCGCCAACTCCGATAGCCAAAATACCAAAAACTACGGCAACTGTTTTGAAAACCCCAGCGTAGGTTTTCACAAAATTTATACTTGTACGGACTATTGTTGCAAGAGCGTTAATAGCCTTGGCTAGAACGGCAACTGCTACTACGGAGAGAGCGCTCATGGCTTTCGCAATAGCAGTAAATACTGGGAGTATTGGTTTGAAAGCATTAAGAAGATTTATCATTGCGGTTCTTACTTGTGTAGAAGTAGCCGCAAGCACAACCAAAGCAACTGGCAAGGGAGACAATTTAGCCAAAACTTGACCTAGAACTGGTATAGCACTAAACAATTGTTTTCCAGCCATTACAGCAAATGCTGAACCAACTGAAGCAAGAACAGGAAGTAACATTTCAAATTTTTCAGCCATAGAGACTATGGTTGTCTGAGAACTTGTTAATGCTCCATCTAATTGTTCAACTGGTGCCTTAGCCTCAGTAAACTTTTTTATCATGTCGCTAATGTAAGTTAAAAAGGCAGTAACAGGAGCGGTAAGTTTTACGATTACCATTCCCAAGGCGGACATTATATTTTTGAAAGTCTCACTCGAAGTAAGCGCCTTGGATATATTTTTGTAGACATCGTACATAGCCTTAATCATTGGACCTAATCCTTTGAGAAGGACTGAGCCAAGGGCTACTTGAATTTCATTAGTTATGCGCTTGAAAGAACGAAGTACCTTGCCAGGACTATCCATCGCCGCTTCATAAACTCCTGCTACTTTTGCCGCTTCTTTGAGCGCACCAGTAGCAACTGCCGTCTGCTTTTCTTGGTATGTTAATTCGTTGGCTGATTTTCCAATGCTTTTTGCAAATGATTCGTACATCTGTCCAGCAGATTTTTGAATACCAACCGATTTAAGAACTTCACTTCGACCCGTAATAACGGCGTGTGTGAGCATATTAAATGTTTCGGTTGAGTTCTTGCCAGATACAACCGCAAGGTCTTGAGCCGCTCTAGCCAACTCAGAAGCATAAGATAATTTAAGATTGTTCTGGGCGAACTTAATGGCTGATTGCTGGGCAATCTCCATTTCAATACCCATGTCTTTTGTGGCTATCGCCGCATCTCTAATTGCTTGATAGCCAAGACCCGTTGCTTTTCCAACGGCGTTCATGGAAACATCCAACTCGTCTACGCGAGCCGCCGCCATGAACGCCTTGGTTCCAAATGCAATCATCGCCGCAGTTGCAGTACCCGCCGCAATTCCGATGCCCATAACGGCACCGCGCAGATTACTGCTCTTTTGTGAGAACTGGTCTACGGATTGGGTAGCCTGTTGCATACCCTTGGTGAACTGTGCTGTTTCAGCGGTTAGCCGAGCGCGAACTTCCATGGTTGGAGTTTCTGCCATTATCGCCTCGCTTTCGCTCTACGCTCTGCCTTCTCTTGCTCTTTTGCCTTGAGAGTCCAAAGCGCAGTCCACTCAGTTAATTCCATACTTGTAAGGGGGCGGTGTGCTGGACTCCCGTAAAGAAGTTCAGCCACCGACCTACCCAACTTTTCTGCTAATTCGAAAAGAAATCTACGCTCAGGATTCTTTAGGAAATCGTGCCTGTGCTTCGTCTACCGCCTCCGCTGTAAGACCAGATGAGCCAAGTGCCTTTGTTGCAAGGCGCTCAACTACTGCACCATTCTTAGAAAGGATGGACTCTTTATCTTGGTCTGTAAAGACAGGTAGACCTGTTGCTGGGTCATAAACAGTTGAGATAACTGTCATGGCGTACATAAGACCGACATCTGTTTTGTCGCCCTTAGATGCGCCCTCACCCAACTTGGCGCGTTCCGCCGCTGTCATGGAGCGAACCTCTACGGTTACTCCCCACTCTGGAACTTCTACAAGTTCCTTTGTGATGTCATCGGCACTAAAGATTGTTTCTTTGAGACTCATTTATTTCTCCTTGGACACTAGGTTGGTCACGACTTATTAAGTTGTACTGCTATTTAATTATGCGTATGTACCGCGTGTTACGGCACCTGTTACTTGGAACTCTGCTGAGTATGTCACGACATCGCCAACAGCGCCAGACTTCTCGTAAGAAGTCATAATTGCTTCACCTGTGTACTTAACATTTCCAGCAGTTGAACCTTCTGGACCGTACTCAAATGAAACTGTTGCCGCTTGTCCTAGAATTCCCGCTAGGTGAGCATCAACTGTTGCATCGAAGTTACCTGATGCTGACACGGTTGAGTCTGACAAACCGACAATGTAGGTCTTTGCAGAACTTCCGAAACTTGTAGTTTCGGCTGTCTCAATTGTCTGAGGGAATGAAACATCTGTGAGTGTGTTTGAAATATCGGTAAGTGTGCCACCTGAGTTGTCTACCTTGAATACGGTGGACTTACCATGACGAAATGTAGGCATTTGTTATCTCCTTGAAAAAGCCACGATTGGGGTGGCGCTACCTGTGGAACCTGCAACCGTGTAGTTCACGCGCAGGTATCTTGCTACTGATGTTCCAGCCGCAACTTCAACTCGGTAAGAAATCTTTTGAGTTGATGTAACTGCGGTGAATGTCACCAAATCCGTAAATGTTGAGTTGTCGGCTGACTGCTGAACTTTTACGGTAATGTTTCCGTTTCGAGTATTAGTCGGAACGGAAAGAAAAGCAACTCCACCATTGGCTGATGAAGCGCCATTGTCCACGCCTGTTCCGTTTCCAGTTGCACTAACGGCTGAACCAGAGGACAAGATGACCCCGTGTTCTACACCATTAGATGACTGAAACTCAGCACTTGCTTGGACAACATCTGCGATTGCTCCTGATACCTCGTATGAAGTGGCATCGGACTCAAGCATGACAGCGCGAGCGCCGTTAGCGTGACCTTCGGTTGCAACAATAACTTTTTCTTTTGTTGTGCCGCCGAGAACTGTTGCGAAATAGGCATCTGTACCAACACTTGCTGTTGCCTCGAACATACCTGAAAGCGATACGGTTCCATCTTTTAGACCCGAGATGTACTCCTTGGCGCTTGAGCCAAAGGTGCTTGTCTCGGCTGTTTCAACTGTTGTTGATGCGCTTACATCATTGAAATAAGATGAGAAATCAAACTCATCTACAAAAACTTGAACATTTTTACCGTGACGGAAAGTAGGCATTATTTCTCCTCAATTGGGCGCTGGTGGATTGTTCCATCTTGAAGAAAACCGTCTCCATCGCCATCTGTGGCATCTGGGTCAAAGGCAACTTCTTCTTTGACAGCCTGAACTGGAGCCTCGACTACTGGCTCAACGATTGTTTCTGTCTTTGGTTCTTCAACTGTTTTTGCTGGCTTAGAGGAATCCTCAATAGCGCCAGACTCAAGTAGCCACTTGATTGATGTGGCTGGCAAATCTTCTACGACATCGCCAATTTCGGCGCGTTTGTTTGGTGGGTAATCAATACCCTGAAGTACACGGTACTTAGCCATCTATTCCTCCTTGACGGCGCATGGGTAGCCCAAGTACACCGTCTAAGGTCACAAGGACACGGAGGTAAGACGACTAACTGGGGCGACTAGCGCACATTAGTCAAAGTGTATCAGGCTTGAATTACGAGACTTTAGCCTCTACATATTCTGAACTCACAAATACCTTCTCGCCTGATTCAACCACTATTCCAACGCGCTTCAAAATAGATTCGCCGTTCCAAGTTTCGTAGCCAAGCCAAAAGATTTCACCTTCTGTGCCTTTTGCTACTTTGCGACCCTTGACCACAACAACTTTTTGCCCCTTAACAATTTGACCTTCTGCTAACTGGCTCTTAAGAAGTTCTTGATACTTGACGATTTCCCTTTCATCACATTCGTGAACTGGGTAGATAGCCTTGCCTCGGTCTGTGTAATCAGCATATTTGCTGGAGACAACTTCAATACTAGCAATGTAGAACTTGCCGCCCTTAGATTCGCACTTAACAACTGTGCGCCCACACTTGAAGCAAGGTTTTGAACTCTCAACAGGTCTTGCCATTTCTATCCCCTTTCGTTACACCATAAGTATAACAAACTGGGGTTAAATAATCAAGCCTCTCTACGGGCGCGTTCTTCTCGAATCATCGCCAAAGTTAGGAAATAACCGATGCCATCTACGACTGTATCGGGCTTGGTGATGTGGGCTTCTCGGGCAATCTTGACTCCCACCATACATAGGCTCACCTGCTCGGCTGTAACGGCTATACCAAGGATTGCAGACCAGATTTGAGCCGCCCTAGTGAAGTTATCTAGGGGATGCCCGTAAGCCTCCTGACGGTCTCCAGAGACGAGTTCAGCCGCATACATCGCTATGTCTCTAGGGTCGTTCATTGAAGTAGTTGGAGGTCTGTTATCCCCCGCTCCGACACAACAAATGTCAGAACTCCCACATCCGCAGTTTCCCCCGTTGATTGACTCCACCATACGCTTCCCCCGTCTAATGCTGGGGCTTGGAGCCACTTGACTCCGCCCCAATCTGCCATCTTAAGTGAATGATAATGACCAGTCACCAAAATATCGCAATCTCCGATTTTGTTGCGCCCGAGTGTCTGGTCAGCAATCCAGCGGCGTAGTTTGGCTTCAACTCCTGCTCCAGCGCGAGCCAGATGCCCGTGAGTAATTCCGATGATTTTTGTTCCTACCTCAACTGTCAGCGATAGGGAATCTGTTGGAATAGCGAACTTGATATGACCGTAGGCTTCTGGGTTTGCTTGGAAGATTTCAGCCACGGACTCAACTAGGGCTACATCGTCATTGTCGTTGAGAGTAGTAAAGGCTTTTCCGTTCTTACGGTTCTCGCCATGATTTCCACCAATTGCCGCAACTGTGATTTCAGGAGCGAACTTAGACCAGCGGATTAGGGCATCTCGCAGTAGACGGCGAGCAATCTTTACTTGGTCTCGCCTATCAACTTCCACCGTAAAAGTTTGGATGTCATAATGTCCATCACAACCTTCAACTAAATCACCGAGGCAAAGGACAGTTATGGATTCGATAGGTCTACCCATCTTTTTCAACTCTTTGTATCGGGCTTCAACATCATCAATGGCTTGGAGCCAGCGACCAACTAAACCTTTAAGTCCATCTCCATCTTTCTTTCC